AGATGTGAAAAAGATAGACAATATTTGGAGTTCAAATGGCTAACCACATTATGATTGATATGGAAACACTCAGTACCGACGTTTCCACTGTAATACTTACTATCGGTGCTGTTCGTTTCGATCCTCGTGGGGTTGGCGTACTTGAGAAGCTTGAGCTTCGTCCAACTATGGAAGAACAGACTGAGATTTATAATCGCACTATCAGCGATGATACACTTCGTTGGTGGGGTGAACAAAGCCCAGAAGCTATTGAAGAAGCTATGGGTGACCGTGATCGTATCAGCTATCGTGAAGCAATGGAAAAGTTGTATCAGTTCTGCTGGCAACGACATGATAAGGTTTGGAGCAACGGCTCTGGCTTTGATATCGTGATTGCTGAAAGTGCATTCCGTGACCTTGATATGAAGTATCCTTGGCAGTTTTGGAATGTGCGTGATTGTCGCACTGTCTATGACCTTGCTGGTGTATCGTTGAAAGACGGCGGACACGTTACAAGTCACAAGGCAGTAGAAGACGCAGAGCGTCAGGCAATCGTTGTGCAGAAGGCTTATCAGAAGCTTATTCAAGCAGGTATGACTCACATCCGATGAGAATTGACTCCGACATTGACATTGACGTAGGTGACCGTGAACAACTATTAAAGTTGATTACGCATACTCCTGCGGCAATGCGCAATGTTGATCCTATTCGCAAACATCCTAGTGGTATATACGTAACTGATATACCCTACGATCCTGCATACGATATGGCATCAATTGACTATACCGAAGCAGAAGAACGCGGATACTTCAAGTTAGACTTGTTGAATGTCCATGTCTATGAAAATGTCAGGGATGAGTTGCATTTAGTCAAGTTGATGCAAGATCCTGATTGGATTATGCTAAAAAATCGTATTACGGTAGAGCAACTAATCCACCTTAACAACTCGTTCAATATTATGCAGCGTATGCCTGAGCCAATTGATAGCATTCCTAGACTGGCAATGTTTCTTGCTGTAATGCGTCCTGCTAAAAAACACTTGCAAGGGTTGACATGGAAAGAAGTCGCAAAGACTGTATGGGATAAGGATAGTGATGGCTACAGCTTCAAGAAAAGTCACGCCATTGCTTACGCCCAGCTTGTGGTTGTGCATATGAATTTATTGAAAGAACAAAATGCTTAAAGAATCTATTGTTGAAATTCCAAACTGGCCTGTAGAAGGCGTAAATTTCAAAGACCTTAGTAAGGTATTGACTCAGCCTGGAGATTTTCGCTGGGCATTAGACCGTTTTAAGATGTTTATGCTAATCAATGAAGTAACTTGCATCGCTTCACCTGATGCTCGTGGCTTCATTTGGGGTGCACCTGTTGCTGCTGAACTTGAATTGCCCTTTCATATGATTCGCAAGCCAGGCAAGTTGCCTCCTCCGATCATCAGTCAGTCATATGAGTATGAATATGATAGCGGAACATTAGAGATTAAGGGTGATACTGATATCGGAGCTGGCGCAAAGGTAGGCATTATTGATGATGTTAACGCTACGGGCGGCACTGCATTAGCTACTATTCAACTATTGACCAGATTGGGTGTTGATCCGAAGGATATCTTTTATGCCTGTGTTATTGACTTGAAGTTTTTACAGGGCAGTGAGAAGATTCGTGATACTGGCATAACTATGATTTCATTGGTTGATTATGATGAATGATATTATTTTATTAGCAATGCCCGAAGAAGCACCCAGCCTTGTTGGTAAAGAAGGGGTGTTTTTTACTGGCGTTGGTAAAGTCAATGCTGCTATCGTTGCTGCTACACTGATTGAACGATACAAGCCCACTCGTGTATTCAACTTCGGTACTGCTGGCGGCATCACAGCTACACATGGCGGCATCTATAAGTGTACTACATTTAATCAACGTGACGTTATTTTAGGTGGCGTAATTGTAGGTCCTCAAGCAGAAATTTTACATCAACCTATTATTATCGGAGACGATGGATGGTCACTCAGTACCGGAGACAACTTTGTAACCGACACCTATAATATCAATGCCGACCTTGTTGATATGGAAGCGTTCTCAATTGCTAAGGCGTGTGTGTCAGCGGGAGTAGAGTTTATCTGTCATAAGTATATCAGTGATATGGCTAATGACGAAGCGCCCGACCATTTTGTAGATCATGTCCATAAGGGCGAAGAACACTACATTGAAATACTAAAAGAGTATGGAGTACAACTATGAATCTGGCACTACTTGAAGAAAACAATCCACAGCTACTTGAAGTTTCAGAAGAATGGGACTTCGACACTGACGGAAGCCCCGAAGAACTTGTCAGGGCTATGTCAAAGTTTATGACTGACAATGGCGGAGTAGGTCTTGCTGCTCCTCAAGTTGGAATCAAAAAGCGTATCTTTATCATGGGTAACTTTATTAAGCTTGTGGCTTGTATCAATCCTAAGATTGTCTCATTATCTGATGATCGTGAAAATGATCTTGAAGGCTGCTTAAGCTTCCCTGACTTGTTCATGAAGGTAAAGCGCCCGGCGAGTGCGATGGTGCAGTATAATACTATATCAGGTGAATTGATCGAACGTGAATTGACTGGATTTGAATGCAGAGTATTCTTACACGAATATGATCATTTGATCGGAGTGACTTTTGATCAAAGAGTAGGTGATTTGACTTACAGAATGGCTAAAGATAAGAGAAAGAAAGAATTAAAGAAGAAGTCTAGGGCATCCGCTTAACAAGTGTGATACTTCTACGCTTTGCTCTTTTCTTTGTGAAGTCTGACATACAGACAACTGGACCATGAATTATTTCTAAACCTTTGTTGTTAAATGTCTTGATATACGGCTTGAAGATTATCCATTCCTCTTTCAAAAAAATATTGATGGGAATTGATCTATTTGATTCCCACCACCATATATCACCTAATTCTAAAAACTTTGCTCTAAGCTCAGCTTGAATGATTGCACCGTAATCATACATGGTAGTAACAGTATCATCCCTGTTTTGGATTATTCCCACGTAATCCTGATTACTATAGGAACATATAGTGATGAAAGGGTGGTTTTCACTGAGTCGTTTGAAGAAATCGTCATTCATAATCTAATCTATTTACACCATTTTACCCAAACTATTTATTTTAGTAATAAATACTTGACAAGGAGAAAGATTTGTGTACACCACTTCAGTTTTTGTATATGTCCAGAGACAAATCGTAGTTCTCCTAACAGGAAATTCACCGAGAAAATATATGCCACAATATGCTAAACCACTAACTCTACACAAGGGTGTTGACAACAGAATTCAATTTCAGTTCTTGAATCAGGAACAGAAGCCCGTAGATATTACTGGAAAAAGCATTAAGTGCAGAATATTGAATTATGACGGCACTGAGGTTTTACTTTCAAAAGCGTTAGATTTAGATTTCGCATTAACTGGTATAGCCTCATTAAGACTTAACTCAGCAGAGATTGAAGATTTCCCTGCACAGAAAGCATATTACTCATTAGAAATTCCTGAAGGACAATTTGACTTTCCGGTGTTCGTAGATCAGAATGCAGGGGCAAGAGGCGATATGAACATCGTCAACTCTGTCCTTCCTTCCTTTGTTCCTTCTGAAATAGTTACTATTCCAACTGGACAACCTTTCCCCAATATTAGTAATAGCTCAGGGAACACTAACCTCGTATACTATACAAGTGTAATCAATACTCAAGACAATCCAGTGTTGACAATTCAAACAAAGTATGAAGAATATTATGGTAACGTAACTATTCAAGGTTCTACTATTGTTAATGGTGATTGGTACGATATTATTAATGATACTGATTTAGCTAATGTAAGCGAAACAAGAGGCTACACTATTCACGGCTTCCACCCATTCGTTAAAGTTGAGTTCACGAGTAATTCGGGTGCGGTAACCAATATACTTGCACGATAACAATTTTACTGCTATATTATCTTAATGTTTGATATTCTGTCCGTCATTCCGGGTAAAAAGAGAGTTGCCTCTAAAGGATGGCACAGCTTTGACGCGGTCTGTTGTCATCACAGGGGCCATAGGCGTGACGATAGAGGGCGAGGTGGCATCGTCTTTGATAGCGATGATGATTGGACATATCACTGCTTCAACTGCGGCTTCTCTACAAGATTTGTGCTTGGACAACCTATTGCAGTCAAGGCTAGAGAATTGCTAGGCTGGTGCGGCATTCCCGAAGAACAGATTAACAAGTGGAGCTTTGAAAGCCTTCGTCACAGAAGCTTGATTGATATCATAGCAGATTCAAAGCCTAAATGGAAAATCAAGTTTGATGAAGTGAATCTTCCAGACAATGCGGAACCGGTTGACCCGTCTAATCCTGAACACGAAAAATATGTTGAATACTTGACTACGAGAGGATTGGCTGTTGATGACTTCGCATTTATGGTTACTCCTACTGACTATGCAAGAAATAGAAATCGCATCATTGTCCCCTACACTTACGATGGTAAGAATGTAGGATACATCAGCAGATTTTTAGACAACAGAATACCTAAGTATATTAAGAATCAACAGACAGGCTATGTGTTCGGCTATGATCAGCAGAAGCCGGAGTATGAAGTGTGTTTGGTATTTGAAGGCGTGCTGGACGCAATCAGTTTTAACGGCTGTGCGTTAGGACATGACAGTATCAGCGAAGAACAGGCTACTGTTCTGAAAAGATTGCGTAAGAAAATCATCATTGTTCCCGATCAAGATAAGACAGGACTTACTATTTGTGAGAGAGCATTGGATTTGGGCTTTCACGTTAGTCTTCCTAACTGGGGTCCGGGAATAAAGGATGCCAATGATGCTTTATTAAAGTATGGCAAGCTCCCTACACTACTAAGTATCTTGCAAAGCGCAACAAACAGCAAAATTAAGATTGAAATGCAGAGGAATAAAATTGCTAAAAGAATATAACACTGACGTTCAAGAACTTTTCTTGCGAATGATGGTTACTAATGCGGAGTTGTATACTCGTGTTATGAACATCATGAATCCTCAAAACTTTGATCGTAGATTACGTCCAGTTGCAGAATTCATTGTGGAGCATACTACTAAGTACTCCATCATGCCCGATCCTACGCAAATCAGAGCAACTACAAGTGAAACGATTGAACATATTCCTGAACTTGATCAGGGGCATTATGATTGGTTCTTGGAAGAATTTGAAGCATTCACTAAGAGACAAGAACTTGAACGTGCAATTCTTAGCGCGGCAGACTTGCTTGAAAAGGGTGAGTTTGATCCTGTTGAAAAGCTAATCAAAGATGCAGTTCAAATCAGTCTACAGCGTGATATGGGTACTGACTACTTCTCCGACCCACAAGAACGATTGAACAAGTATTTCAATCAAGGTGGTCAGGTGTCTACTGGTTGGCCGCAGCTTGATAGAGTCATGTATGGTGGTATGAGTCGCGGTGAACTTAACATCTTCGCAGGTGGTTCTGGTTCTGGTAAGTCGCTTGTCATGATGAACATCGCACTCAACTGGCTTTCTCAAGGACTCAGCGGTGTCTATATCACGCTTGAACTTAGTGAAGAATTGACTTCGCTTCGTACTGACGCCATGCTTACAAGTATGAGTACGAAAGACATTCGCAAGAACCTAGAAGATACTGCGTTGCGAGTCAAGATGAACGGCAAGAAGATGGGTCAGTATCGTGTTAAGGCATTGCCTGCGCAGTCTAATGTGAACGCTATTCGCAGCTACATCAAGGAAGTGCAGATTCAGACAGGTATCAAGATTGACTTTGTTATGATTGACTATCTTGACCTTGTTATGCCCGTCAGTATTAAGGTTAATCCAAACGACCAGTTCATCAAGGACAAGTATGTATCAGAAGAACTTCGTAACTTGTCTAAGGAGCTAGGCATTCTTATGATTACTGCTTCACAGTTGAACCGTTCGGCTGTTGAAGAAATTGAATTCGATCATAGTCATATCGCAGGTGGTATTTCAAAGATTAATACTGCGGACTATGTGTTTGGTATCTTCACTTCACGTTCTATGCGTGAGCGCGGCAAGTATCAGATTCAGTGTATGAAATCTCGTAGTTCTACTGGTGTTGGTCAAAAGATTGATTTGGAATACAATATTGATACTATGCGTATTACTGATGAAGACCCAGAAGAAGGAAGGACTCATACGCAGACTCCAACACAACTTATGAATCAAATCAAAACTACGAGTTCAGTAAGTGAAACTGTTAACAACCTACCTACTACAGAAGCTAAGGTAGTATCAGATGTACAAGGTGCAAAGCTAAAAACATTATTAAATTCCCTCAAGAAAAACTAAAGGTTGAATAAATATAATATAGGATCTTTACTTATTATGCAAAAGAAAACCAAAAGCCTTCTTGAGGAACTACAGTCATTTGGTGACACAAGAGATATGAATCATATCATTGAATCTCGTGCATCAAATATTATTACTAGTGCTATCAATTTAATTGAATTGATGCAGAAACAATATCCTTCCGAAAAGGCTGAACTTCTTGAAAAGAAGCTTTTGAGCGCAATCAAAAGTAAAGATCAGGCAAGATTCACTAAGTCTTTGAGGAAGAAAAATGAAAATTAACGAATTCAAGCAACCAAAAAAAATTGATGAAGTTTCTAGTTTAGCAGGCGCTATGTTCGGTGAGGTGCCAATGTCAGCACTGAAGGGTATGTTTACTGGTAAAGGTGGAAAGCAGCAATTAGCACAAGATATCTTTCTAAGAGATTTTTATCAAGACGCAATAACCTCATTAGACAACGGAATAAAAAGCGGATATGTTGATAAAAATAAACCGTACGGCACTCCGTCAAATACACAATCCGGTACTGCAACAGATCCTAATGCTAATTTTGGTAATGCAACACCTCAGAATGTTGGCCCCGCATCAGGAGCCGCAGGTGCATCAGGAACCGCAGGTGCATCAGGAACCGCAAGTGCATCAGGAACCGCAAGTGCATCAGGAACCGCAAGTGCATCAGGAGCTGCCGGTACAAGCGTAGCCCCAACGAATACTACTAATGCACTAAACGCACCAACTTTAGCTCAACGAGGTACAAACGTAACTACGAAAGCAGGTACAACAGGCGCAACCGGATCCATTACGACAGGTGGCCCAAGCGCACCCGCTACTTCTACTACTGCTCCTAAGCCAGGTGCACCCGCTACTTCTACTACTGCTCCTAAGCCAGGTGCACCCGCTACTTCTACTACTGCTCCTAAGCCAGGAACAGCAACAACGACGCCGGCAGGAACCTCTTCATCGGCCCGACCCCCAATATTCACCGGGCCACCAGCAAAGCCAGGAACACCGGCAGCAACACCCGCTGCAAAGCCAGGTGCACCTGCTACCCCCACTACTGCTGCAAGACCCGGTTCACCTACCGCCCCCGGCACACCTCCTGCCGGTAAAACTCCGACTGCTACTCCAGCGCCGGCTACAAATCAACAAAACCAACAATACAAGTGGGCTCCTAAAGGAATGAAGATTACACCAAACACTCCGTTGAGTAGTTTGGGAGCAACCGGTAAATTAGCTGAGTCTACCTATCACAACCTAAATAATATCTTTGAAAGCGTGATTTCAGAAATGGAAGGCGGCAATGATGCAACTGTTAGTATTACAGATCACATGCTTGAATGGTTTGGACAATACATGGATGGGGCTAATTGGGAAAGTAAAAAAGCTGCTGTAATTCCTCAAATTAAAAAGATTCAAGACACTTATAAGTCTGACGGAGGAAAAGCAGCAATAAAGAGTTTAGCTAGATTCGCCTATTCTATTACAGGACAGCGTGGCGGCGGCGGAATGCCTGCTGGAGCGAAAAATGCAGTACAGAATACTACGGGAGTTCAGCCAGGTGGCGGTCTAACTAGTGAACAATTAGTAGCCGCACTAGCTTCACTGCCGAAGGAAGAACAACAAAAAGTAATTCTACAAGTGCAAAGGCAAAATGTTAAATAATGACAATTTTATCTGAAGGTGGGGCAATGCCCGGTGTTGGCGCAATCCATGTTGATGAGATTGAACCCACATTGGATAGCCTAGAAAAGATTTTAGGTATTGACCTAAAAAATAATGTCTTGGGCAGCGTAGGTAAGAAAGAGTTCTCTGGTGATATTGATATTGCACTACAAATTGACGCAGAAGATATTCCTGATTTTGTAGAAAAACTAAAAAATATTCCTGAGGTACTTGACATTGCCAAAAGTTCTGTTATCATGACTAAAGTTAAGATTGCAGATTATGACCCTAACAAAAAAGTAGAGGGCAAGCCGAGAACAGGTTATGTTCAGGTAGACTTTATGCCCGGAGATCCGGGTTGGTTGAAGACATTCTATCACGCTCCTCACGAGAAAGATAGCAAGTATAAGGGCGTATTCAGAAACATTCTTATCTCAAGTATTGCAGCACATCTTGATCGGCAAGAGTCAGAACAAAAGATTGCAGATGGTAGACCAGCGCAATCTCAGAGATATATGTGGAGCCCTACAGACGGTCTAATCAGAGTATTAAGAACTCCTGAACCTAACAAGAAGGGTGATGGATATACCAAGAAGAATAATAACAAAATCATTGATGGTCCATACAAAGATCCAAATGAGATTGCCGATGTATTAAAGCTTGACAGCGCAGATGACTTGTATTCGTATGAAACATTGCGTAAAGCTATGGATAAGAACTATTCACCTGATTTAGTTAATGTTATACTTAAAGACTTTGCAGAAAATTCTATAGTAAAAGATGTAGGCGTACCTACTGATATCAAGCTTAGCGAGAGTGTCGGTTCAAGTGATTGGTTTAGAACACTATTGGATATCGTAAAATGAAAATCGTAGAAATTCTAAAAGAATCAATCTATCTGACTGAAGCTGCAAATCCTCGCACCCCACACCCTGAAGACTCAGTTTTTGCTGGCTCGGGCGCTGCTAAAGATGCAGTTGATTCAATGTATTATGTCATTGATAATCCAGAAACTCTCACTATTAAGTGGGACGGCTTCCCTGCATTGATTTTCGGCTACAACGACAAGGGACAATTCACTGTATCAGACAAGTATATGTTTGACAAAGGTTCTGAGTATCTAGGCACAAGTCCTAAGTTTTGGCAAGAGTATGATGCAAGTAGAGGCAAGAGTCGTCCTGAACTATATCAGAAGTTAAACAATATTTGGGATGGACTAAAAGCTGCTGTTGGAAGTAGCAAAGGCTTCTTTTGGGGAGACTTAATGTGGGGAGACCAACTAGCCGATCAGAATGGCAAGCTAGTATTCAAGCCAAACACTGTTACATACGCAGTACCTGCTAACTCTGAGTTGGGTAAGACTATCGCAGGCACCAATGGTGGCGTAGCAGTTCATCAATACTTCAGTGAAGTCGGAGGCAAACCTTCACCCTGGAATGGTCAGGGTCTAGAGGGAAATAACGAAGTCGCTATTCTTACTCCTAACATGGGCATTGACTTTAGCTTGACTGCACCCAACAATGAAGTATCTAAAGTAAATCAAGCACTGTCACAGAATGGTCAGTTAGATGACTTCTTATCAGGTATGGATGGTGTTGCAAGAAACGCACTACAGAAGTATCTAGGACATATTGCAACTAATCAAACTAATCTTCCAATAGATCAATGGTTACAAAGCAATGTCAGCGGAAAGCAATATCGTTTCTTAGTGGGTGACGGTGATGGCTATCTTGTCAAGAACAAGAAACAGCTTGACGCATTGATGAACTTGTATTTTGCTATCGCCAATCTCAAGAATAGTTTGGCTGCTCAATTAGAGCAACAGGTTCAGGGTGTAGAACAGTCTATCAACGATAGACCTGGCGGAGAAGGATTCGTGTTCAATACACCTAACGGACTAGTCAAATTAGTCAACCGCGGTGGCTTCAGTGCTGCACATTTTGGTAAGAAAAAGTAATCCAAAACCAAGTTTTTTTCGTTCAGGCATAAATAATAGTATGAGCTTCGGCTCACTTTTATACAAGGAAAACGAAAATGGCACAATTCACAAGAGTAAACGGTGACTTCCAGCAAGTCATGAACTATGACGCTCCTGCGTACACCAACGAAGGTTCAACTTCAGCAATTGATTCTGCTGTAACTGTACAGCCTCAGGGTCCAAAGCTTGAGTTCTTCACCATCACTGGTAACGGTTCACAGGTAGCTGACAACATCAATGCAGTATTCCAGACTGTTCAGCAGCTTGCAACTGTATACATGTATGAGTACACCAACGCAACTGACGATACACTAGCAATCGCTGTATATCCTGTACAGGCTTGGACTACAACTACACTTGACGATGCACTTTCAAATGCATGGTCTTCAGCAAACGTTGCTGTAACTGCAACTGCAACTTTCACTAACTAATAGTTAGTAAAACTAATATAAGGAAACCCGGAGATATTAATTTATCTTCGGGTTTTTCTTTACTCTAAATACATACATGTCACATCGTATACGCTGCTATACACTATTTGATATCACTCAAACAGGCATTCTTAATAGGTCAAAGCCTACTGAGGATGACGTTCAAGAATGGATTCAGAAAAGAAATACTCAGTGTAATTTTGATACGATACTACAAGTTATATCTCTTAGGTCTCAGCCGGATAATGTGAAAGTTCCGATTAGATTTGAAATGGAAGAATCCGATCTAAATAGGTTTGGTTTCTTGTTTGAAAATAGTGAAACATCTCCTGCATATTGTTGGAGGTTTGATTTTGAAGTACATCATTCAAGTGTTTTTGAAAACGGTGTAATGCCATTTGGTGCATTATACAAAGACTGTGAAGGAGTTCCAATGATAAACTGTCCAACTCAAATAAGCGGCGTCACTTCGTTTCTTGACATTACTGCCGAGCTACAAAACATATACTTTGAGGCATTATGATTAATTTTCGTGCATCCAAATTAGCTAAGTTTTTTGATAAAGAACTTAGAGACGCTAAAAAAATGCTGATAGTAGCAGGACCAACGGGATACGAGCTATTCGGTAGATTCAAGATTGAACCTGGAAAAGAATGCTTTTTCGTATCAGACATTCAATATGACGAAAAGGTAGAATTGTCATCACTGAAACATGCGGTTGCTTGGTGTATATTAGCTGACTGCGGTAAATATCATCAATCACGCAGACTGCATTTCTTAGACTTAAAACTACTCAGTTTAGCAACTGACACTACGATTCATCGCAAAAAATTAAAATCTGCAAGCACAGACTATGATAGGCTCTTGTATAAGATAAAGTTGCAGGAAGACTTTCATAGAAGAAAAACAGTCATTAGCGAGATTGAAACTTACATAAAGAATTCAAAAAACCTTCATGAAGTAAAAATGACTCCTAAGAAACAGAGAATTTTTAAATACCAATGATAAATACTATATCAACACGGAAGAATAACCTATGAGACTTACTGATTTAGATAATAAAAACACCCAAGTGAAAGCATTGAAAGAGAACTTTTCTATGGACTTTGATGTATCATCATTGGACAAAGCAAAGACTGCTGCTATGCTCAGCAAGGTTAAGAAGCTTATCGGTGAATCAAAAAGATCACCTGAGTTTCACAGTGCGCAGCACAACCCTGCATACTTGAAGCTAATATTCATGGAGCAAGCTTTGAATCAGCACATGAGCGTAGCAAAGAGCCCTCGTATCGTTCTAGAAAACGAAGAAGTTGAAAAGTCACAGGTAATCCTCGCCGCACAAGACATGATTGACACTGTACAGAAAATGTACGAAGATGTAAACGACATGCTTGTTAAAGAACTTCCTGCCCTTGTTGATTCAATTCAGAGTGAGATTGGTGTGAACGAAAGCGAGTCATTTAGTCAATCAGCTAACCAAGCATTGACTACATTGAACGCTTCACTACAGGAAGCTCAGACTGCACTTAAGGGTGCATTAGGCGGACTAACCGGTCAAGGCGCAGGCGATGCATTCGCAGCAGGCGAACCTGAGATGGATTCAGCTATGGGTGCAGAGATGGGTGCTGATTTAGGCGCTGATGCCGAAGCAGCATTGAACGCACCTGAAGGCGGACTTGATCTTCCCCCTCTTCCAGATATGGATGACGAAGAAGAAGCTCCACTAGCAGCGGCAGGCCGCGCAAAAAGATAATGTTTCTTTTTGAATTTGATCAGGACCGCGCTCTTGTATCGAAGATCGTGACCCTGACTAGTCAGCTTGAACAAGATTTGGAAGACGGTAACATCGGGCCCGGTTTTACCGTCGACCAGCTTTTAGATTACTTCCAAAAATATGATGTTATCTTAGACGTTAATGATCTTTACAACATGATTAAGGTTCCACCACTCAAAACTGTTATTAAGAATATTCAGGGCGACGAAGTTGTTTTTGTTGGGCAAGAAGAATCTAAGAAAACATACGATGCTCCTGAGGGTGACGATAAGAAAACTGTTGCTCAAATGGCTAAAAGAGCAATGAAAATTTAACCATAACTGTTGCTTTCCTACAACATTGTGCTATTATGATATATGGCATTAATTAACAAATTCCCCTACAAAGAAATGAAGCGTGAAACGACTACAGAAGGTCGTAAGTATGTTGCCCCTGACGGCGAGAAGCTTCCAAGCGTCACTACTATTCTTGACGCAACTAAACCAATTGAAGCAAAGAAAGCATTGATTGAATGGCGCCGCAGAGTCGGTGAACAAAAAGCTAAAGAAATCACCGCAGAAGCTGCCGGAAGAGGCACCAGAATGCATAAGTATCTTGAGAACTATGTTCTTAAAGGAGAAACTGGTGAGCCCGGAAGCAATCCGTATAGCAAGCAATCACATCAGATGGCGCATACAATCATATCTCAAGGCTTATCCAACTGCCCCGAGTTCTGGGGTACAGAAGTATCTCTATATTTTCCTAAAATTTATGCTGGGACCACAGACTTAGTTGGCGTTCACTTGGGTGATGAAGCAATTCTTGACTTCAAGCAAACAAACAAGCCCAAGAAGCGTGAATGGATTGAAGACTATTTCCTACAATTAACAGCATATGCAAACGCACACAACGAAGTGTATGGCACAAAGATACGCAAGGGTGTAATCCTTATGTGTAGTGCTGATAATCAGTATCAAGAGTTTATCGTAGAAGGCAATGAGTTTGACGAATGGTCAGATCGTTGGTGGAAGCGAGTAGAGGAATACTACACCAAGTTCCTCTAACCAAGCATAAATAAGTGTAATCGGATAGGTAAAGATTACACTTATGAGCATTATTCAAATCTCAAAAATACAGCAGCGTTCGGGTAATATCGTAGACCTGCCTCAATTAGATGAAGCTGAGTTCGGCTGGGCTTCTGATACTAAACAACTTTTTATTGGTAAAACCACTCCCAACGAAAACATTGAAGTTCTTACTTCCTACTCTCAGATAAATTTCGATCAGATTAACGGCTCTGTGGGCAACTTGAATATCAGCAACATTAGTGTTGCTGACGGGCAAGTTTTAGCGTATGACGGAAACAACTGGGTAAACAGAGGTGGAAACGCAGGCGGACTGATTAACTTAGGTGAAGTTTCTAATGTCAAGATTTCAGGCGGTGCAATTGGCTACGTTCTTGAAACTGATGGATTAGGCAACTTATCTTGGACTCCTAAATCCACTATCATATCGTTCATTCAAAATGTATCAAAAGCTAATCCAGCAATAGTTACAACAACACAAGACAACTTCTTTACTGACGGAACAAGAATTACTATTACCGGCGCTCAGGGAATGACGCAACTTAACGGTAATACGTATTATGCAAATGTATTAACTGCTAATACGTTTTCTCTTTATGCTAACTCAGACTTGTCTGGGCCAATTAACTCTACTGGATTTTCTACTTACGCATTTACTTCTGCCGCAAGCACTACTGCATCCACCAACGTCATTACAATAGGCGACTCATCACTATTTTCACTGAACCAAGAAGTAGAATTTGTAGGTAACTTGGGCAATAGTACATTAGAAAACAATGTTCCCTACTACATTAAAACTAAGCCAAGCGGCACTTCAATTACCGTTTCAGAAACACTACTGGCAAATGGTACCGCTGGTGATGTTAAACCGCTGGTAACAGCAACATTGACAGGTGCTAATGTTTATGCTACAGGCGGCAGAGCTATTGCTACTGTAAGTGGCGGAGGAGGTTCGTCCGCAGCCGCAGGTGTTGAGGGGTCAATTCAGTTTTACGGTGGAGGTATCTTAGCTGCCGATGCAGACTTAAATTGGAATTCTGTTTCCTCACCAAAGACATTGACTGCTACAGGCAATATCAACACCGGAAACGTGAGTGCAACCGGAGTCATTACTGCGCCTCAATTAACTTCAAACATCGCAACAGGCACTGCACCACTAACAGTCACAAGTACTACACGGGTTGCTAACTTGAACGTAGACAGAGCTAACGTTAGTGATTTTGGTACAGTTACTAATCAAACTACCGGAACGTTTTTCCCAGTATTAGTAAACAGCAGCGCAACCGGAAATCGTGCGTTAGGTGCTAATGCAAATATCTCATTCAATGCTGCCACAGGGGCATTGACTTCCACTCTATTTACGGGTACACTAACTACCGCTGCTCAACCAAACGTTACAAGTTTAGGTACACTAACGTCACTAGGTGTCAATGGTACTATCACTGGTGTTAATATCACTGCCAACACAGGTGTCTTTACTGGTAACGCTAGCGGATTATCTGAGATTAATGCAAGCAACTTATCAAGTGGGACTGTTCCTACAGCAAGACTTAGTGGTAGCTATCCAATTACTGTCTCAAATGCAGCACAACCAAATATCACGAGTGTTGGTACGTTAACTACACTTGCTGTTTCAGGTACTACTGGTGTAGTGTCTACTGACTCTTCGGCAGCCGCTTCAATTACTAAGATAATAAGAGCGGTAAATGGTACTCAGGATATTGCACTTATTCCTAGAGCGGGCGCTGGATCATACAATACCTTGACCGCAGCGGATGATGCATTAATTACTTTTGCTAACTCATCTGCACAAGGTAACGCTAACCTAACTATTGCCCCATGGGCAAGCGCAAACACAGGCATTAGAATACAATCAGTATCAAATACTGCAACAATCTTCTTAAATGCATCAACTACTAATGTCAGTGCGGCTTTAAATGTAGCCGGTACAATAACTGCCCCTGCATTTACTGCTAACACGGGTGTGTTCACTGGCAATGGTTCCGGATTAACAAATCTAAATGGTTCAAATGTTACCGGCACTGTAGCTAGTGCAACAAGCGCAGGGTCTGCTACTACAGCAGGTACAGTAACAACGGCAGCACAAGGTAATATTACAAGTGTTGGTACACTAACTGGATTAACTACCTCAGGAAATACTTATTTAGGAACCGCCAGCACAAGCAACGTTGGTATAGGAACAATCTCTCCCGCTACAAAACTTCACGTATACAGTGATGACGGTAATACCCCTGTTACTCTTACGCAAAATTTTGCAGGAGCCAATGCTGCATTTACTGCATTAGGAATAACCCAAGGTGCTTCGTTCGGTGTTAGAGATACAGGAACATATGTAACCAGTACAAGCGATACTATATTTTATTACAACACTTCTGAAACTGTACGCATTCAAGCAACTGGCAATGTTGGAATCGGTAACGCAGCACCAACTCACAAGCTCTCAGTTAATGGTACCGCTGCGATAAGCACTTCTCTACAAGTAGCAAATATCACAACAGGTGCAAACACTACTGCTGGTTCAATTACAGGTAACTGGACACTCACAGCAGGTTCTAGAATGCAAGCTACTTACGCTGACCTTGCAGAATACTACGAAGCCGATGAATCATACGAGCCGGGTACTGTATTGATGTTCGGCGGAGAAAAAGAAGTCACTCTTGCAGATGACGGTACGAGTAGAGTAGCTGGCGTAGTTTCTACTAACCCAGCATATGTGATGAACTCTACGTGTCCCGGACTATTGACAGCAGTAGCACTACAGGGTCGTGTACCGTGTAAAGTTCGCGGTAAGATTAGTAAAGGTGATATGCTCATTTCAGGTGGTAACGGATTCGCAAGACCAAATCAGTTCCCGTCTATGGGTACAGTCATCGGTAAAGCATTAGAAAACTTTGATGGCTATGAAGGTGTCATTGAAGTAGCAGTTGGAAGATTATAAGGATAATAAAATGGCATCATTCATTCAAACACCAGGCAGTTCAAGCGCAAGAATAGGACCACTTGCAACAGACAAAGTGAGAATTGCAACTACCGGTTCTGCTATCGCAGTTAATGTTGGCAATAGTGCTGTTACTGCTAATCTTACCGCATGTGAAATCATTCCTGCCAACTCAGTAGATAATAGTTATATTGTTGGTCAGGGTAACTATCTTGCTTATATTAATGCAAATGGTACTGCCGCTGTATTTTCAGTAACAGAATTAGGTATGCCACACGCTGTTACAGGCACCGAATAATTTCGCAATAAAGCTAAATACATTGTAACGTTCTCAATGAGGAGAACTTATGCAGTACCCACTGCGTAGCGAATAGAACTCGCTTTTCAAAGGAGAAAACAAATGGGTAGACCACTAAAAATTGCTAAATCACAGGCAGTCATTACTATTACTGCAACTGCTGCTGCAACGGATATCGTAACAACTTCAGCAAACTTCACTAATCTCGGCATCATTGCAGGTATGCCATTCGTAACCGCATCTAACGTTGGCGGACTAATCGCTGGCACACTCTACTGGATTCTTCAAGTAGTAAATGCCGGTGCAAACAGTACATTTACTGTTTCTGCAACTCCACTAAACGCTAACCCAAATTCAACTAAGGTTGACTTATCATCTACTTCAGGTCAAACTATTGCAACTACTGTTGCTCCTGTTGATATGTATTTCAACAATCCACTAGGACCACAATGGCCAGCAACAAACGCAAACACTTACTCAGTAGTCGGTGGTAACACTGCACAGTTCGGTAAGCAAGTACTTTGCAATGTTGGATTCGGTGTTCAAGGTACAGGTACACAATTAGCAAGTACAAGTAGCAATGTTGTAGTTGGTTTAGGTACTGACTTTGCTAATATTGCTAATGGTACAATTATCTTTGCTCAGTATGGAACAAAAGGTTACGGTGCTAATACAGTAATAGGAACAGGCGCTGTAACATTAGTAGGTACAGTTGCCGACAACGTCGGTGATGTAACAGTAGCAGTCGCTAACTCAACTGCAACAGGTAACGTCATTCGCACAAGCGGAAATGCACAGACACTCGTGTTAGACGGCGCAGTAACTTTTGATACCGCATTCGGCGGACTATCAGCAGATACACCTTACTTTGTTAAAACAATCGCCAATGCGACAGCATTCACTGTTTCTGCAACACCAGGTGGCGCACCACAAGCAGTTACATCAAACGCAAGTGTAACAGCAAATGCTATTCAGCAACAACTAGTGTTAGATGATGTTGCGGCAAATAATAGCACAGGTGTAAGTGGTGCAGGTGATACATTCATTCAAGTATTACCAGAAGCAGGCTACATTGTCCGTCAGAAGGGTAAGCAGAAGTATCTCGTAACAGGTACTACAACTGGACTAACCGGTGCTTGCTTCACAGCTAACGTTGCTAACACTGCATTGCTTCCAAACACAATGACAATCACTGCAACTTATGCAAATAGCTCAACTGTTAAGGTTCAGAGCTTGAGCGATCACACTGGTGAATTGTTCACTGCAACATCAGGTCCAGTTGCAACAGGTAACATCGTGTTCCCGAACGCTGCACCCGCATTTGCAACCTTCAATGCTGCCGCTGCTGCTAACACAGTTGGGGCACAGCCTTACCCGCTTGTACAAATCGGCAACGCATAAGGAATAAACAATGGCTCAGGCTTCGGCAGTTCAAAAACTTAAGCAGACTGAGACCGAAATTGCGGTCCTTCAGGTACAGTATGGATATCTCAATGAAAAATGTGACGATATCAAAACTGGCCTGAAGGACTTGACAACTCACATTGACAATCAAACAGAAGCTACTCATAACCTCATCAAAGAGTTTCAAGAAGAAAATAAAAAGCAACACGACGAAGTAAACGAGAAAATCGCTTCATTTGAAAAGTGGCGCTGGATGCTTATGGGAGCAGGTGTGTTAGCAGGCGCTATAGGATGGCCCACATTATCAGCACTTCTTGGTATGTAATCAAGTAAGACTGTTCAACTTTTCAATCACAATATCAATATTCACAGTAGAAAATAATCCAGGGTGTAATGGTTTAGGATATAGACCAGACTTTACCCACGCATAGCCTACGTGTTCGTGATTTAATTTAGGAATAAATTCTTCTTCAATTTGACAGAAAAATGTATGATATGTGAAGTTTCCATTCACGAATTTTTGAATAGGAATAATCTTTAGATCAGAAATGTCAAATTGCATTTCTTCAAAGCATTCTCTTTTTATCCCATCAGACAACGTTTCATCATTTTCTATTCCGCCACCTGGGATACTCCACATAGGAGTTTGCTTGTCATTTCTCAATAAGTATAGAAAGCTATTTGTTACTGAACTATAGAAGAAAACGCCGGCAGCTTGTTTTGACATATTAGATAACGATACTGTAATCGCCTTCCCCGTACCATCCTTCATATGACTTGACCCACATGCCTTCAGTAGGTGCATATCTATATTGAATATTAGTAGTTAAATTCGTTACAAATTGCACGGTAGTTGCCTCTTCAGCAGAAAATGCAACTTCCCATTGATTAGAATTAGCATTATATTCTATGATATCATTGGCTGCTGCAACTAAATCTCCCCAAGCAACAGTAGAATCTTCGTCATATCCTATATCTTCAACTATAAGATATCTTACATTTGGCCAAGGTCCCGGCAATCCAGCATTAGGACCAGTCAACTGAGGATTAATGATTGCGTTAATTGGTTCAAGTGTGTTTTGTGGTAGAGTATCTGGGTCAATATTATAAATCAAGAATCTATCATCAACCGGGTTAGGTACAATCGTGCCAACAATATCATCTTCCATATATGGGTTCTGTAACCAAATCTGACTGATACCTGGCTTAATTGCTCCATAAACGTTCAATAAGCTTGTCCAATACAAGTCTGTATTCGGATTCACTGGCTGTTCTAGTGAGCTATTAGGCGGATAGAATGCAGTAGCTTGTGGAAGCAACTGTAATTGATTGCCCAACAATAATAGTTTATAACCATATGGGCTAATCTTTTGTCTAGTTCCAAGCAACAAGTCTTCATCTTGAATATCATCAAGTGCTGCACCCTTAAAGATACTTGCAATAACTTTATGAATGACACCCATCTTCTTGAGCTTACTGGCAGTAGTGAGCCATATAGGCATATAGAACTTCCAAGTCATAACATCAATTGGGTTGCCTGTTCCCTGAGGAATTTGTCTGCTGGTAAAAGTTATACCATCTTGGAATACTGCACTCAGCGAAGTCCAGTCAACAAAGTTATCAGTGCTTTGCAGTTCTAATGCTGGATTGAACAGCGTACCTAATTGTTCAATGATTTCTAACTTTTGATTGTAGTTAGTAGTCCAAAAATCAACAGTGATTCTTAGTGTATATGGAACTGGCATTAATCTTTCAACAGTGAATGCTTGTCCTTGTGTTGTCTCATAGCTTTGAGTATCTTGATTATATGCTCGTTGACGAACATTAACCTTATCAACGAATGTTGGGTCTTGTGTCCACTTTTGATTATACTCTAGTCCACTGATATAGTAAGTAATCATTGGTGCAGAGGGCAAGTTACTTGCACTGTTGTTAGCAATGATAGTGCTTGCTTGTCTGCTTGCGTCACCATACATAATTGGCACACGAAGAAGAATATCGTTACCATTTGGGTCTTTGCCCTTAGTTACGTACCAGTTACTAAAGATTTTAGCAAACTGAATTAAGAACCTTCTTATTTGATTATCGTAAAAATACTGTGCCATCTATTATACTTCCGGGGGTACTGGGTCAAGAGCAGGTCGCAGCACAGATGATAGTGGTTGTGCTTGAGGAACAACTTCTTCAGTGTTATTTAGATAGATTTCACCCTGGTTGTTAATAAAGCCTGACAGCAATGACTTGTCGTCCGCAGTAAATCCAGTATCAGTTCTTACATTCTCGCTTATACGAATCCATAACTTTCCGTCCCAACGATATAGCAATTGAGGCATGTAATCAATGCGTAAGAAATAGTCACCTACTTGTGGATTTTGCGGGAAACTGATTCCAGCACCTACGGGGAAACCATTTGGTGCTTCGCCGTCACCTGTCAGATAACCTGTGCTGTATCCAAACGTTCTAGGACTTGATCTAGTGATATACTGGAATCTAGGATCACAGTCTGCACGATAGTCCATTTGCTGAGTGATATCACCGGTAAAGCCAGGAGCCTCAGGATTCTGATCAGCAGTAGCGTATGTATTATCAGCGGTACCGTATGGCCCTGTGATTATTCCTAATGACTGTACTGCTAATGATTTAGTAGTTTCTACTGACCCAGAACCGCCCTCAGTGCGAACAGGAGCTTCTTCTACCATATTCAAACTAGTTTGAACAAATTTGTCAAGCTTGTCTTCAAAATGGTCCATGTCAGCGGTCATGTCCCAAATACTTTGCAGTGCTTCTTTTTTGATCTTGATGCCGACACTTGGAGTCTTGTACTTTGAGCTACGCATAAACACGACGGTACCTTCTACGGGAACCTCAGTGCCTGTATTGCTTGAAGTGATTACGTCAACAGGCGGAGCGGGCTGATTGGTTTGATCAGACAGCACATTGTTAGCTTTGTATCTACCATATGTGGGTACAATATACAACTTGCTCGTATCGTATCCGGCTTTGGGGACTAGTCTCTTAGCTTCTTCAAGCTGTGCATTGTTGATTGCTATGTTCTTATTGTAGGTTGATAATATGTCAGCAAGATTACCATTAGTAATCTCTTTCCAATATGTTGAATTAGGTGGGGTGACACCCGCCGGGACCTCAATGATAGATTCATAGAGCTTATCACCAAAGTTAATTGTGTAGCCCGGCGGATATGTTTTGTCTTTGTCCCAATTACCGAGATAGTTATCTTGATTAATTGGTTCTTTGAGAATGTCGCTAAATTCTTCACTGTTAACAAGTGGTTCACACTTGATACGCCATAAATGGGGATACCATGTCTGTGTAAAACCTTCACTTGCATAGTTTGCATCGGTAATTTGATAGAATCGTTTCAATGCAACTGGGATAGTCTCATTAAGAGGATTGTAGTCCAACAAGTGTGGTAGTTCCAGTACGTCACCGACCATAAGTTTTCTACCTACAATGTCTATCATATCATTATAGTGGACAGTGATAAAGATTATATCATTATTCAAGAACAACCCAAATTGGCTTAAGTCAAAGTCTAAGTTTTGCACGTTGTAGTGACCGCGCAAGCGATAGATGTTCTTATCATATACTCTATCACGGTTCTCTAAGAACAGCAAGTCTTGGATGTTTAGTGGACTTAGTACATCATAGTTTGGCTGAGTATAGTCAACACTAGTATCGCCGGTAGCTGGGCCTAGATACTTGTGAATGTACAAGTCAGTCCCGCCCACAGTGAATTGTTCGGATATCGTTCTATCTAGGAATCGATAGTCGTTTTGTTTGTTCGAACGGTATAAACTAAGCTTTGGCATATAGTTATTTATCGGAAAAAAAAGGTTGACACTGGTTACCCTTTTTGTTATAACGAATGAATCAACAACAGAAATGAAAGGTTGATCGAAATGAAATTAGTCCCAGCCGAAAAACTTATTATTCCTATGGAAGACCGTCCTCGTTGCATCGAAGAAGGGTGCGACGAACCTGGGCACCACACTGGTAGATATCGTAAATCAGACGGCATGCCATATTTTCGTACTCGTTGCGAAAAGCATCATGCAGAATATCAGGGTAAAAAGAAGGGACAGACTTCACGACAGTGGAGAAATAGCTTTCATCCCTATCTACATCAGCGCAAAGACTATTGCGAAAACATTGATGGGCGCTTAGGTTTTGTTTGCACTACAACCATTACAATGGATGCAATGTTACAAGTAGATCATATCGACGGCTGCCCGGATAATAATGATCCGGAGAATCTGCAAACATTCTGTGCATGTTGCCATATTCATAAGACCGTTACTAACAAGGATTATGCCACTCCCGGACGAAAAACTCTAAAAAATGGTTGACACGGTTACCCAAAACTGCTATAAAGAATGTATAGCAAGGAGATTGTAACATGGCTCAGCAGACGATCAACGAAATCATGAATGAAATGGCAGAAGATATCCGCTGTGATATTCACGGTGATATCTATGGTCACGAACGTTGGGCCGAAGAAATCTTTCGTCTTCGTGCTGAACTTCGCCGCAATCGTGAAAAAGCTATTGAAGATAGCTGGGCCCGTAACCCTGATCGTAGCGGCGGTCAGTATAGCGATGCTGAAATTGCTCGTGCCCGTACGGAGCGGTGGTAATGATTGAAATAGCCCGGGCTATGTTTGCGATTGGACTAGGCATACTGTCTATGATAATTTTTAGAGTCTTTCTTGATGTTTGGAAAGGACGTTGGTAATGGAAGCATTAACCTTTGACGAATGGTATAAAAAGACATACCCCGGCGATTGGGCGTTGGCGCGTGAAGCATTGTCGCCTCCTGCAATAGAACGCTATGAACAAGCAAGTCGGGCATGGGAAGCCTCTCGTGAAAACATCCGTTATTGGGACTTATGACATGAAGTTTCTTGAATTTATACTCACGACATTTGCAGGACGTTTTGTTCTGTTTCTAATGATTGTTGCCGCAGCTTGGGCTTATAAGCTTTTAGGTTGACCCATGACTACTAACGCTTATCTGTTCATGTGGACTCAGTATGGCATTGAAGCCATCGTACCTATCACACAATATGAAGAACAAGACAAGCTTGACACTTGGAACATTCTCAGGGGTCAACCTACGGGCAAGAATCCATTAGACGATATTCTTAGCTCCATGCAACTCAGGGCACGATTCAATCCTGGTCGTCACTATGAAATCTATGCTATGGATTGTGAGGAAGGCATCACCGAAGAACAGTTGTTTGAGTTGTGGGATAGCAACCCTCAATATGCAGCAGACCTGACCCGTGAAAAGGGTGTCTGTATGTTCAATGGTCGCAAGCCATTGCATGAAATCAAGGTTAGGTAATTTTTCGGTTGACAATTACCTATGGCTATTGTATAGTGTATAAGTAATCTGAAATTCAGGAGATAATCTATGGCTCGTCGCCCCGCTCTCATCAAGGCTCGTAAGCCTAAGAAGACCACTGTTCGTGTCGGCAAAGGTCTGACCGTTGCTAAAAGCACTAACACTACTGTTAAGGACCTTCGTCCGAAGGATACTGACATTGTTCATTACGGTCCCGAACCGAATTTCAGTGATAAGCAGCCCAATCCTGAACGCCGCGAAAGCGAACTTGGGAATGCGTATAGTTGGTACTCTCACTTTTATGGTCCTAAGGATGCTAAGATGTTCATCATCCAGTATCTTGAAGATACTAAGGCTGATAAGGAAATCATCAAGCTTGTTCGTAAGGCCCCTGATAATCGCACTGTAACTACTGCTGGTTGGGTTGCTCGTTGTGCTACCCGTGGTCTTATCCTCGAACAGAAGAATATTGATTATATTCAACGGGCAGTTGACATTCTTGTTGACTTTGCTAAGCGCAATGTCAAGGATGATACTGATACTGAAACTGAAACGAAGCCTAAGCGTACTGTCAACATTCAGGAAGTCATGCGTGAAAAGGCTGATGAAGCCCTCGGTGATGTAGAAGCACTGTTTGACGAATTTATTGACGCAGGTTGCCCTAAGGACTTCAACGTTGACAAGCGTGTTGTAGGCGCACTGTCTGCACGTAACGTTCTCCCGCAGCATCTTGCTCTTGCTATTAAGCGTTATCAGCGTCTCCTTGACGAATACCTTGAAGTTCAGGAAGGCAAGTGCGACCAGCTTAAGGAAGCATACAGCAACTACAGTAAGATGCAGATCCGTTATACTATCAAGTTTATCGAGGATATCATCGGTGAATTGAATGGCTATATCAGTCTCAAGCAGGCAACTAAGAAGCCTCGTGCTAAGAAAGCAGTTCCTGTTGAAAAGGTTGTAGCTAAGCTTAAGCACTGCAAGGTATTCAAGGACGATGCTCTCAAGCTTGATCTTACTGGTCTAAGCCCCGTCAAGCTCCATCAGAGCACCGAAGCTTGGGTCTATGACACTAAGAAGCGTAAGATGCATCACTATGTCGCAGACGACTACAGCAAGTGCCTGATGATCAAGGGCAATACTGTTATTGGTTTTGACAAGAAGGAGTCAGGCATCAAGTCGCTTCGCAAGCCTGCTGAACAGATTAAGGCATTGATGGGCAGTAAGCCTGCTGCTCGTAAGTTTTTCAAGGAGATCAAGGCTGTTGAAGCGGTACCAAACGGTCGCTTCAATGCAGACATGATCATCCTCAAGGCATTTTAAAAGGAAAATATATGACAACCCAAATTGATCTAAACAAGTACGCCGATTTTGTTCTTACCGTTTGTTCGGATCCTAGTAAAGCAGTAGACGCATTTGTGTCCCGCGTAAAGGAACTGGATGAAAC